GTTCGCCCAAGACGCGAAGAACTTTTCGAACTTCGTGAAATCGGCTTTTCATAATGAGAACCGATTAACTCGCCTTTCGATAACCGAATGGCGTGCTAGTACGAAGGCCTTTGGGGCATTCTTCGGTACTGAACTCAAGCGTCTCCGAGCGTACGCTGAGTCTGTGTATTCGACCACGGGGTCGGATTACACCCTGTCTCCGGCATGGATATTCCGGATGACAACCCTCTGCCAAACCAGAGGGTTAGGCTATCTCCCAGAGGCGATAGCTGAATGCAGAAGGCAAGCCTTCCGCTATACCGTGAACAGGGAAACTGTTCAGGTTGAGCCTGAGATCATGCATCTCCAGGCATTGGCTGTTCGAAAGCAACTCGCAACAGCAATTCCGCCGAACATATTGTCGACGGACCGAATCCATTCCCTCAAAGAAGAGGAGAAGGAAATTTTCCAGGAGGCATTCTCCCGGATTGCCATGCCGATCAAAGGAACGGCATCGCTTGATACCTTCGTCAAAGACGGAGGTAAAGTAGAAGACGCCAGGCTTCTACTAAACCTATCCAAGAAGGAAGGTTGGAAGATCCCAGTTCGGGATCTTGCTACTCACGAAATTCGTGAGTATATCTCAGTACACGGAAGTGCTGAGGAGCTAGAGGACGTAAGTCGTCCTCTATTTTGGATCAGCTATCAGCTGTTCCTAAACCACTGGATCAAAAGAGGCCGGTGGACAGAGGAAGATAAACACATCTTCCTCAAAGACGGTTCACCATATGAACCGTCTATTATGGACGCAAAGATTGTCCATATTTCCGAGCCAGGTATGAAAGAACGTAACCTGACTAAAAGCCATGCGACCTACGCATGGTTTCTCACGCCAGGGGCAAAACTTGCCCAGGCGATTCTCGCGGTGCTACCAAGCCACCGCGCTGGCCTACTCGAGAGTGGGCATGAATGGAGACATCAAAAACGTATATCTCCTTTATCGGATGAATCAGGGTTCATCTATGATAGCCGGACTGGCAAGGTCAATCCGGAAATCCGTCACGTATTTAAAGACTGGACGGAATCAACCGATTACATATGTAAGGTTGTTGGATACGTCCATCTACGGACGTTCTTTGATTATGTGGGGTTTCCGCCCGCATATGCACGATTGATCCTACTGACAATCGTTGAACCTCAGCCAGTTACTGAGGTTGTGTCCCTTACCAACATTGGTGGGGATGAAAGTATTGAACCTGTGCAATGGAACGGTTCAATAAATGAGGGTTTCATGATGGGAAACCCTATGACCAAGCCTATTTTACACTTGGTCCATGAGTCCGAACACGGTGTCGCGACTCTCTACCTGGCCCGCAGAGGGCTCAGGTTCGTTCCAAACTACGCGTTTGGGATGCCATTCGACCGGGCTCGACTCGATCGAAATATGCCTACCGAACACGGTAAGCTATACCTGTCCACTAGAGACAGGTTCCTTGCCTCTCGGCAAGAAGGAACCCTTTAGAGGGGTTGCGTGAAAGGCAAAGTTGC